TTACGAATTTATCGGTATAAAAATTAGTTTTGTTATTAAATGATAATCTTTTTAACATATTTATTGAATTATTATTGTTAAATATCGGTATGAAATTAAGAATTTTATTTTTATACCGATAAAACCAAGCGAAAATTCCTACTTTTATAGGTATGATTTTAACATTTTTCATTTTTATACCTTATACCGATAGGTCAGTATTTACTGACAAAAAGTAATTAGTTCGGGGGCCATCATTTAAAATCCAGTTCATTTCTTTTGCATACTTCACAAAATCTTTACCACCAGTAATTCCGAGTTTTGCGATTTCAACTACTCTTTCACACAAAACAGTATAACCTAATCCTAAGTCTTTACGTACCTCTGAATAGATTGTTTTTAATATTTCAATCCTTTCTATATCTGAGAGTTGTTTTTTAGCTATACGGCCCGATTTTGGTATTTCATAGCACTCATCCATAATAGTTGGTTGGCCGTCTATAATTTCAAAACTCCAATTTTCGGGTTTTCTGTTTCGGGTTGCTAATGTTTCAACAAGTTTTATACTTTCGTTTTCTTTGCTTGATGAAATTTGTATAACCGTTTCAGCTTTATTTGTTAGTATGGTGCCAAGATGGCCCCTCATTTTTGTATTTTCGCTTGGGTTTTGATGTATTACATTAACAATATGAATATCGCAATCTGTGGCCCATTTACGTAATTCTGAAACCATTTGTGAACTTTCTCGAATGTCGTTAGGGTCGTAAATTAAATCCGCTATTCCATCAATTACAAGTAGTCCACAATCAGGCGTATTATAAATTAACTCTCGAGTAAACTCCTTTCTTTCTTCAACGCTCTTTGCATCAAAGTTAAACATTAATAATTTATCAGACGAAACCTCTTTGTTAATTCTTTGAAGTATTAAAAGTATGTGATAATCGGATTGCTCAGTATCGATATAAATTATTTTATCTTTCCCTTTTGGCAAATATGAACGCAAGGTCCCGAACTCGCCTTTCTTTAAAACTGAAATATTTAATAAAGTCATTAAAAATGTTTTGCCTACTTTAGCCTTACCGGTAATGCAAGAAATGTTTTTTCTACTCATTACCATTTGTTCGTGAAAAAATAGGACCGCTTCTGGCTTTGGTATATCGTCAGTAGGTAAAATACGTAGCTTTAAAATATCATTGTATGATACTTTTTTTACAACTTCTTCTCCGTTTATTGGTAGTAAATCAAACATTTTTATAAGCTATTAAAGATTCATTAATATTTCTATTTAGGTGGGCCACTACATTATCATAATCCCAAGTATCAGAAACTTCTAATAATTCATTTACATTTAATTTCGGAAATAAATACTTGTTTTTTTCGTATCGGTCCAACGCTTCCGAAATAGGTTTACCAATTATTAATGGGTCCACTATTCCTTTGCTTTTGAAAAAATTATCGAGTTCGTTTGTTTTTAATCTCATTTGCAAAATTTGAATATGATAATTTATTGGCCTTGATAATTCTTTATTTAATTGACTATTTGCAAAATCAATATTTTCGTAGTGTGATAAAAAATCAGACAATACTAACGTGTACAATTTAGCAAACAATAAATTTTCTTGTATTGTTTCAGATTCAAATTTATTTATATAAGTTAAAATTGAATTAAGGGCCAGCTTATCAGTTTCGTTTGGCTTATGGCCTTTTCCTATTGTGTATAACAATCTGCTTATTGCTTGTTTAGTAACCATAATAATTTTGTTTTAAATTGGTTTTGAAAATCTAATAATGAACGGACCACAATATAGTTACCACCTAATTTTTCAACTCTTTTTTGGAATTTTATTTGTGCTTCGGATTGGTATGTTTCTGCTTTTACTTCTACATTTAAAATACGTCCGTTAGGGCCTTGAATAATTAAATCAGAAACACCATTTAACATTCCAGTTTTATGTAATAGGTCCAACGCTCTCGCTCTTTCTTTTAGTGGTATTGGTATTGGTATTCCATTTGGGACCGAGTATATTATTAATTGAGGGTCGTGTTTTGTTAAACAATAATTATTGTTTACGTAAATTACAATTTCTTGTTGTATTTTACTTTCGGGAATAATAGTCATCTAATTTCTTTTTTATTTTATTAATAATCCAAGCCTTTGTTCTCATTGTTCCGCTTTCTAAATATGAATTTTGAATAGTTTGATAAGGCTCTTTTATAAGGTTACGCATTGACTCTTCAAACTTTCCGTTTTTTTCTGCTTTTTTATAGGTCCCAAAAGTAACAGAATGAAATATAAATAAATCAATTATTTGATTTTGAAGTATTAGCCAAGCGAAATTTTTATCTCTTCCGATTTTGGACACGTAATCTACAATTTTTTTTCCGTTCGGCTTTGGTATTTCATCAATTAATTTAGCAACTTCACCCGAAAAAGAGTTAGTTTTTATCGGGTCCAAATAAATATAATTACATTCGGGACATTCTGAAAGATTTTTAGCGTGAATCATTCCACATTCTGGACATTGTTTTGTTTGGTCCAGCGCTTCTTTTTTAGGCTTTGGATTTTCGTCAGTTCCGTAAAAAATACTTTCCCAATCTACTTCATCGGACCATTTACCAAATTCCGAAACGTTACCTCCTCCGTCAATAAGTGTAAAATAGGGTTTATAAATTTCGTCACACTTTCGGCCCCCACGACCTACCATTTGATGGTAAAGTGATAATGATTTTGTGGCCCGATTTAATATTACACATTCAAGTGTAGGCTCGTCAAATCCAGTAGTAAAACAATTTACATTTAAAAGTATTGCGTTCGGTGTTTCTTTAAACCATTGTAATACTTTTTTTCTGTTTTCGGTTTCGTTTACCGAGTCAAAAAGTTTTACGTTTGTATATCCTTTTTCTTGGAACGCTTCCAAAACTATTGCATTGATTTTACTACTACTATTGAAAATAATTGTTTTTTTATTTAAAGCTATTTCTTCATAATTTTTAACAACATCAAAAGAATGTGCGCCATAATATTCGTCAGTACTTTTATTGTCAAAATCCCCAGTTTTTGCATCTATTTTTAAAGAGGACCTATCAATATCTCCAGTACAATAAACAAGCTCACGAACTAACCTTTCAGAGTTTATCAATTCCGAAATTGAAGTCCCTATAATTATATCCTCATAAATTTCAGATAGAGAAAACTTTTTCGAGTATTCGTAAGTCTCATAATTGCAACACATTTGAACGGTTGGATATTCTTTATTACAAACTGAACACTTTGAAAAATAAATTTTCTTTAGTGTTACTGGTGTGGCCGTAACGGCTAAAATTTTAGCATTTGGGTAATAGATAAAAATTTCTTCGTGCATTAACAAGTGGGCCTCGTCAACAATAATTAAACCGACGTCTTTTAAGAACTCGTTATCATTTCTTAAACGATTTTTTAAAGTTTGGACCATACCGACATAAACCCCACTTTGGTGGTGTAGTTTTTTCTTTGACGCTACAACGCTTTCGCAAGTTACTTCAATGGTCCTTAATGTTGATAAAGTTTGATTTACCAACTCGTCTCTATGAACTAAAACTAAAACCTTTTGTTTATATTCTTTAATAAATCTTTTAGCAATAAAAGAAAAACAAGCCGTTTTTCCTCCACCAGTAGCTAAACAAAATAACAATCTTTGTTTAGTTTTAAATGCTTCTATTATTTCGTTAATAGATTTTTCTTGGTCCTTAAATGGTTTCATATTAAAAAGGCAACATTTTATTATTAAAAACTATTTTCAAATTGTCAACAGGTATAAACTTCCTTTTTAAATATAATTCAATTTTTTTTTGAATTGTAAAATCACTTTCAAATTCTTCTTTAAGTTTTATTTCAAAATTAAAATTTTTAGTAATTTTAAATAACTCAATGTATTGTATTAATGTTTCAGGAAAATCTTTAAAATAAACATCTAATGAAATTTCTTTAATCAACAAAGTTTCTTGTATTACTTTCATAATTTTATAAATAAAAAATGCCCGATAGATTGGAAGTGGAGTTCCGCACTATCAGGCTTTTAAAAATTTCTTTCATTGAATTGATGCTCCACCAACAATTCAAATACAAAACTACAAAAAATAATCCGAACTTAAAAATTAAATTCGGATTAAATCAAAAGTTTTTACGAGTAAACGGAAATTTTCATTTTCTCAGAATGGCAAATCGTCTTGTTCTTCTTCTTTAATCGGAGTTGCGTTGTGTACTTCTTCTTTTTTATCCGAACCCCAAATAGTACTGAAACCCTCACCGATATAAATAGTATCTGCTTTTGCCTCACGTTGCTCTTTTGTTTGAATAACACCAGCAAAGTGGGTTTTCATAATTCGCATATTATCTTTTTCATAAATTTGTTTAGGTTCTTTCATTGGAACTAATTCGAATTTAACTTCTTGAAGTTCTACTTGCTCACCGCTTTTGTTTTGGTAGTTCCTTTTTGAAACTAAATTACGCAATTTTGTAGCGTCTAATGTTACTTGAATTTTCGACATTTTTAATAATTTAAGGTTTTTATAAATTCTCTTACTTGAACTACTTTAGTTTTTAATTTTTCAATAACCTCTGAATCGTAGTTAATTTCATAGGTTTTAATTCTGTATTTTTTATCTACTGAATCGTAGTTATGTTTATCCTCGTAGGTTAATTCATCAGGTGTGTTTAAAAGCACATAGACTAAAGTAGATTTTTTACATCCAGTCAATTCCATATAAATCTGCAATTGATAAAAATAATCTTTGCTTGGTATGTCATTTTCAAATAATGGAAATGTAAAACAATCCCAACTACATTTTGTATCATATACAACACCATCAACAATTAAGTCAGGAGTTCCACAAAAGTAATCATTTTCAAAGAATAATTCGTTTTTAATAGCAAATGGTAAATCTAACCATTCAATTGATTTATCTATTGCTGTATCTTCTAATTTTAAACCTTTGTTTAAATACTTACTTTTAATTTCTTTTTTAACTCCGTAAATTTTTCCCTTTAACCATTCGTAAACGTATGTTTTTGTGGTTTCTGAAAGTATTTCGGTTTTACTACGTGGCTCAGTCATTAATTTACCGCCAGCACTCGCTCTTATTTTAAATTCTGACATAATAATAATTCGTTTTCATTAGATAAAGTATACTTAGATTTCACTTGTTCAATAGTAAAGTTTCCACTTTCAATAGCTACTTTTACTTTATCCCAATTTGGATGCTCAGGCGTTAAATCAATTAATGTTAAATCAATATCGTAACTAATAACGTCTTTACGATTTAAGTCTGCACCGAATAAATTACCAAAATGGTCGCAAGCATCTTTTATAGCTATAGTTTTTGCCATAGGAAATGCCATCGATAAAGCACCATTATTGATATTATTTAAATCTGCTGGCGATGTACCTTTTGCTGTTTGTAATTGGCTTGCACCAACGCCATCGTGAAATTCCCACGTATTAGTTAACGGATGCAAATAATGTACTCTTACAACTACATAAACACCATTAAAAGAAGTTCCCTCACGTAACACTTCAATTCTGTATGATTTGAAAATAGTCTTTAAAAGAAACTCTATTCTTTCAATCGGTAGGTATTTGTAGTTTTTAATAAAAGGATGTACTTTAACCCATTCCGTTTTTGGTTGTTGATTCATTAAAGTAACAAACGCATCGTTTTTTTGTGCTACAATAATATCTGAATATAAATCTTTAATTTTTGGTAAGTTACTCATCTTTATCTAAATTTCTAATTACTAATCCGGCTATTATTAACCCTACTAAAGTTAACCCAAAGAATAAATTGTTTAAAAATATTCCTAAAATGCAACCGATTGCTGATATACAACACCCGATTAAAAAAATTGTTTGTTTCATAATGTTTTAAATTAAAAATGCCCTATTTTTACTCACGAAACTGGAACTTTCGTTTTCAAAATAAGGCTAAATGATTTTTTTCGAGGTAGTTCCAGTACCTTTAATCGATATGCCAAAGATATATAAAAATGAATTAAGAATGATTATAAATTAGAATAAACTAACTTGATTTACATTTGACTTTTTTTCTATTCCTAATACTGTTTCAAAAATAGTTCTACCAGCTTCATAGTCTACTAAATTACGAGCTATTTTTAATAATCTTTGTTTACCCTTATATTTTGTAAAATCGTAATCGTGAAATTTTGATAAATCCCCTATTCTTGACGCTTGTACTAATGCCGTATCATTTCTTTTACTTATTTCATTTGGCAATAAAAAGTTACACCAATATGTATGCCTATCTTTTTTTATTGGATTAAACATTGGTTCGTAATATGGGTTTACATTTTCAACAATCCATTTACCAAAAAAGTGATATTTTAAAAAAATAATTTCCTCGTAAAGTTTCATATCCGGATAAACAGGCATTAAACCATTTTTACCAAAACCCCAATACCTTGCTTTAGAATGACTTGGGCAAGGTGGTGAACTCCAAACAAAATCAAAGTTCATATAGTTTTTAAGTAGATATTCGTGAGCATCCGCAACTATTACTGTATCGTTTGGAAATCTCTCTTTGTATAATCTTGCTAATTCCAGGTCGAGTTCAACTGCTGTAACTTCAATTTCAATTTCTTTTTCTCTAGCTACTTCATCCCACTTATATCTATTCCCACCTAAACAAGCGTAAAGATTTAATACTTTATATTTTTTCATAAAAAATTCATTTTGCTTTCAATAATATAGAAAGTCTGTGTTACGTAAATTACTTCAATGTTTAAGGGAGTTTTTTTATAATTTATAAGTTCATAAACTTGTTCTTTCGTAAAATTATAAGAATAATGTTTGTTTTTTAATGTAGGTTTAAAACCTAAATTTCTCGCTCTACCTCTTATTAGCGATGTGCTTAATTTATAAGCCTCTGAAACTTCGTAAATGTCGTAAGTATGTTTCATAACCCCAATATTTTTTTAATCGTTTCAACGAGTTTTGGAGATATATTTTCAACTTTGTTGTAAAAACGCTCTATTTTCTTTTCTGTGGTCATAGTTCAATAGGATTAACTACTTCGATGTTGTTTGCGTGGTTTTCCATCGCTTGTTGAATTTCTTTTAAAAACTCTTTATGTTTTTGAAGTTCTAATTGCAACGCTTCAATTCTTAATGCTTGGAATTTTTCTAATTCCGTGCTTGGTGTTCTGTCTATGGTATATAATTCACTCATTACTT